CATGCTTTAAGTAGCTGTTTGTACTTAGATTTGCCTTTTTACGGGGCAGATAGTGGCATGGTTTATAAAGGCGAAACTGGTTTGTGCGATGCTTTTGATGGCACCAATGGAGAATCAATTAACTACGATATTCGTACTGCTTTTAACTATTTTGATAGTCGTGGCAATTACAAAACCTTTAAAGATATACGACCACTTTTAGAGACTAAAAAGGGTATTAGTTTAAGGCTTGGCATTGATACAGATTTTCAGCGTCAATCTACATTACCCGCAATTAGTACTGCGCCTGGGGCATTTACCCCATGGAGCACAACAGGTGGTCCCTCATCTTCTGGCTATGTGCCATGGGGTTCTGCGTGGTCTAGCCCTACAAGTTACGTTTTTGATAGATTTGCAACGAAAGGTCAGGGACACTGTGGAGCAATAAGATGCAGCGGCTCTATCAAAAATGCTACGTTAAAGTTTTTGGCGTTTGAAGTAAGATTTGATTTAGGTGGGCAGGTATAATTATGGCACAAACAGCTTTAGCAACAACCCCTACAAAAAGCACTGGAGTTACATTAGCGCCTGATGTTGGACGTATGCAACGACGTCTTGATTACCTCAAGCGTGTTCGTCCTAACGATCCACAGATTAGAAGCCTATCAGCTAAAATACGAAATGCCGGAGGCGGCGCAGCCCCAGCAGCAGGAGCGGCAGGGCCAGCGCAAATAAGTCCAGAGCAAGCTAGTCAAAACATGTTTCAACAGTTTTCTCAGCAGGCTAGTCAATTTGACCCAGCTACTTATCAAAGTCAGTATGGCAATCAGTTTGGTTCTGAAATGGAACGAACTAGGCAGAACATTATGGGAACTTTTCAGCGACGCAACGCTGAAGACTTTGCCCGTCAGCAAGAAGAAAACGAAAGAACTATTCTTGAGCGTGGTTTAGATCCAGCATCTCCAGCCGCTGAAGCACTTCGCAAGCAGTTAAACGTACGGCAGGATTTGGCACGACAAGAGGCTATGTCGGCAGCAGAAGCGCAAGCCTATGAGGTTCAGCAGCAAGGATTTGAGCAAGCTAAGGATACTGCTCTTATGCCTGGTGCAATTTGGCAGCAGTTTAAAGAGCCGTTTCTTGGTCAGCGAGAGTACGAATATCAGCGTAAACTTAAAGAAATGGAAAACCGTCAGCGTCGCTGGGAGTTGCGTAATCAGCCTCGTGGTGGTGGTGGCGGCGGTGGCGGTGCTCCTCAGCCAAGTGCTTTTGAGCGTTATATGGAGCAAGAGTTTTTAAATCGTTACGCTCAAGGACAGGGGCAGCCAGGGGTTGATCGTTGGGGTGCAGCAGCTCAAGGATTTTTAGCTGGCGTTGGGCAAGGCGTTGGTAGTGCAATTGCAGGGTAACAATTATGGCAGATGAGGCTTTACAAGCAGCACTAGGTGGATTCAACGTAACGCCAGCCGAAACGTATTGGGGCGTTGGAGCTGGGGCATTAGGTAAATCCTTGCCTTTGTTAATTGACCCTGTTTATGGCGACAGAGGAACTAACATTGGTATCGCTTTGGGTGGAGCATTGTTACAAGGTTTGCTTGGCTATCAAGCAAAAAAAGAAGCAGCAGAGCAATCACTTGAAGGTGCTAAACTTGCCAATTCTTTAATTGCTTTACAAACACCAGAAGAGCGAGTTTCGCTTATTGAACAATCTCCTAGAACGTTTACTGAACCATTAACAAAATTAAGCACTGCATTAACTTTGCAACAAGTAGCGGATAAGCAACGACAAGCTCAGAAATTAGCTGATTTAACTACAGCGGCAGAATTTGACCTTGGCGACTTAGGAACTAAAATTTTTGAGCGTGAAAAAAAGAGAGAACTAGAAAAAGCGTTAGCATTGGCGGCATTAAGTCGACAGCCAACAAGAGGTAGTCAACAGCTTCCTACTGGTGTTCAAGACAAAATTGTTAATGAATCTGTTTTTGTAGATTCAGCAAAAATACACAGAGATAAGATTGCTGAAATGTCGCCAGCAGAATTAAAGACATTGCTGACTACTGGTTCAAGCATGTTTGGATTAGTAGGAAGCCCAGGGTTTAATGCTGAAAATGAAGCAATATTGCAATTGTATCGTAAGGCTAACTTTGGAGCCACATTAACAGGGCAAGAAAAGAAAGCCGCTGACATTATAACTGGCAAAACACTCACTGCTTCTAAGGCAGATGTTTTAGCCGCTTGGGATACTTTGATTGACCAAAGTAAAAGACGAGCGCAAAAAACAATGGAAATAGCTACAGCTACTCCAGAAAGTTTGCGTGAATCTTTAAGCACAAAGCAACCAGATAAAATGCAAATCTTGCAAAATCTTCAAGCACAATTAGCTGAACTAAAAAAACAAAAGGCGGCAGCAGGTAAATAATGGATCCATTAGATTCCCAGATAGCAGCACTAGAATCTGAAATTGCGCAGATTCAAGCTGAACTAGCAACTCCAGTGGGAGAAACGCCAACAGAACCTTCTGAATATAATTGGAAACAGGGGTTGTTTGATGTTGGAAGTGGCGCAGCAAAAGCTGCTTATGGATTGGCTGATGTTTTAACCGCTCCAGTTGTTGCTGGTGCAAATCTATTTGGAGCTGAGCTACCTTATTTTGGCATGTCCAAAATGGGGGAACAGGACATCAATACATTGGCTCAAGCCTTAAATGTACGCCCACAAACAGCAGTACAAGAAGCAGTTTCGTTTATTGCTCCATCCCCAATATCAAAAGCTAAATTAGCTGGACAAGTAGGGATGGGATTGGCTTCTTATCTTGGCTTCAAGGGCGCTGAGCGTATTCTGCCAGACTCTTCTTATGCTGGATTAGTAGGTGCATTAGCCGCTCCTGCCGCTGTAAATAAAACCGCTGCTATTGCTAGGGGAATTGCAACTAAAGCTGCTCCAACCGTAGGGTTAATTGCTGGAAGCGATGAAGCGTTGCGAAATGCTGCACAAGCAGAAGTATTAGCCGCCGCTGGCGAAGAAGGAATTGCCCGTCTTAAAATAGCTCAAAGCATCAGCAATTTATCAGAGGGAACTGGCGGAGTTCCATTAACTGCGGCTGAAATTGCTCAAACGCCAAGTCTTGCAAAATACCAACAAGTTATTCGACAGACACAAGAAGGCGGAAATGTTCTTACGCCAGCGGCAGAAACAAGGCAGTTAGAACTTGCCGCAGCTTTAAACCGTTTTGGCGTAGAGCCACAGCAAGGAGACTTTGCTTTAGGATTGCGTAGTGTGGCTGAACAAGCCGCCGCTGCAAAAGCAACTAGGGAAGCTGGATTGCTTTCAGCATTAGGCGTTGATGATTTAGCTCCTAAACAAACTAAAATGGAAATTGGTTTTTCGTTGCAAAAGAGCTTGCTAAAACGAGCAGAAGATTCCTATGAGCCTGTTGCTGAAAAATGGGATCAAGTAAATAAAGCAACAAAAATGGATATAGCTCCGCAAATTGACGAAGCTGTTAAAACATTTGATAGTTTTGATGATTTAACAAAAGGTCGAATGAGCAGCATTGCTCAAGATACTATTAGAGAAGCTAAAAAGATTCTTTCAAAAGAAGATGGTTTAATTACAATTAAAGAATACCAAGGGTTAAGGGCATCAGCTAATGCAGCATTGAAGAATGCTACTAAAGGAACGGATAGGGCTGAAATCAATTTGATGCAAACCCTAAAACAAAATTTAGATAACATTGATGAGTCTGCAATTATTAAGGGTGGTTCTGGCGAGCAAGTAGGTAAACTTACCGACGCTATTGCAGCAACAAAAGAATACTATAGCGTTTTTGGTCGTGGAGTTGTTGGAGAGATTATTAAACAAAAAGGTGGAGAGCTTTCGTTAAAAGCAAGCCAGGTTGTTGATAGGGCTCTTAAATATCCAGAGAATGCTTTTGACATAATCAACAAATTTGGTAGGGAGTCTGAAGAAGCTGTTGCTTTGCGGTCAGAGCTTTTAAACAGATTATCCAAACAACAAAATCCAACCAGATACCTTGGCGAAAATAAAGACTTATATCAAAAAGCATTTGATGCTGATTATGGTAGTTTAGTTAAGTATGCTCAAAGCAAGGGGCGTGGCGCACCGTTTGAGGAATTTGCTAAAATTACAGACACAGCTATACCAAACAAAATATTTGCTGATGCTACTCAAGCTAAAAAGTTTGCCAACGCATTTAAAGATACTGAAATGTTTCAGTATGCAAGGTCCAAGTTTATTAATACTAAACTTACTAAGTCTGGCGACCCTTTAGAAAACTTAGGAAAAAATAAGAAGATTGCTAAAGAGTATTTTCCTACAGACTTAACGGATTTGGAGACCGTATTAAAAGACATACAGCTTGCTAAAAGCCCACAACAGTTAGCTGCCGCAGCAACTAAAGGGCAATCATGGACTAGCCAAATGAATACTACCCTTGGCGCAATAATGAGCGCACGAGGCTTAGTTGGTGCAATGAAAAAAGGGCTAGTGCCTGGTAGTATTATTGGATATGGAGCTGGACCTCTTGGCTCCATTGGTGGTGCTGTTGGTGGGTACATTGTTTCTCGTGTAGGCAATTTAAGAGAATCGCAATTAAACGAATTGGCAGCACAATTCCTTGCAAATCCTACTTTGCTTAATCTTGCCAAAGCTCCACCTACACAAAAGAACGTAAAAACGCTTTTAGATCGTGCAGGTGAAATGGGCTATTTAGGTAGCAAGGCAATTCAAGAAAACGCTGTTGAAGCTGCAAGTATGCAGCAAGCTACCTCTGATACTATGGATGTAGATGCTCAGATTGAAGCTCTAACAAAAGAGATTCAAACATTGCAAGCTGAATCAACTCCAGCACCTGAAACGTTAAAAGTAGGCAAGCAAAACATTAGCATACCGCAGGGCGAGCAATACGCTCCGCCTGACCTTGTTAAAGCCGTTATGAAAGTTGAATCTGCTGGCAAGCAAGAAGCTGTAAGCTCTAAGGGAGCTAGAGGCTTGATGCAACTTATGCCAGGCACAGCTAAACAACTTGGCGTAGATCCTAAAGACCCACAAGAAAACGTAGAAGGCGGCAGTCGGTACTTACAGCAAATGATAAGTAAGTATGGCAAAAAAGATATAGCACTAGCTGCTTACAACTGGGGTCCAGGTAATATCGATAAAGCTATAAGACAAGTTAAAGCTGACGGTAAGCGTGTTACTTGGGCAAACATTATGCAAGTTGTAAAGGTGCCACAAGAAACTAGATTGTACGTTAATAAAGTATTAGAGCAATTAGCATAAGGAGACATTATGCCTTGGAGCGGTGGAAATTATACTAAGTGGAACGGTTCGGCTGGATGGACTGATGATTTTAACAACAACATTGGCATTGAGCCTGGCCGCCATGACACGCAAGACACTGACTTTCAAGACGGTATCAACCAGTGTTTAAACAAGGACGGTAGTAACGCTGCTACTGGTAACCTTGACCTTGGCAATAACAAGCTAACCAACGTAGCTAATGGCACTAATGCTGGTGACGCTGTAAATTTTGGGCAAGCTCAAGCTGGAATAAACATACAAAACACATCAACAGCTTTTTCTATTAGTCAATTTTCAGCCGATAATAATGGAGCGTTATTACGGATTCAAAAATCTCGTGGCGCAACTGTCGGCACAAATACGATTGTGCAAAATGGAGATGTCCTGGGTGCTTTGCAGTTTTTAGGAGCAAATGGGACAGGATATGATCCAGCCGCAGATATTGTTTGTTTTGTAGACGATACGCCAGGTGCATCGGCTGATATGCCTGGCAAATTAGTTATTAGAACAACGCCAAATGGATCAGCGACGCTTCAAGACAGAATTACAATATTAAATAGCGGATTTGTTGGGATTGCATCAGCTACAACTCCAGGTGTTGTATTTGATATTCAGCGAGATGCAAATGATAGTTTAACTCGCACAAGAATTTACAATCCCAATGCTGGTAGCTCCGCATCGGCTGCTATTACTTTTGGTAATAACACTAACGTTGGAGCCGCTTCAATTACTCTAAATAGTAGCACAAATACTGCAAATGCCGGAGGAAATAGCTTAAACATATTTAATGGTTTAACGGCTCCGGTTCGAGTAAGAGCTGGTGGAAGTGGTGGAGTGGATCTTGCTTCTACAGCTACGTCATGGGCTGCTGTATCTGATGAGCGATTTAAGAAAAACATTCAACCGCTGGATTATGGGCTGGCCGAAATTACAGCTCTCAATCCAATTAGGTTTGATTATACGGAAGACGCATCGGAATCCTCAGCTCGAATTGGATTTACCGCTCAAAGTGTTCAGCCATTAGTGCCAGAAGCGGTGGGTGGGTCGCTTGAAACTCAACTTACACTTAGCACTACAGAGTTAATACCTGCATTGGTTGGTGCAATTAAAGAATTGTCGACAAAAGTTGAAACATTGGAAGCCCGTATTGCGGCACTAGAGGCATGATACAGTTACGCTTAGTTAGGGTGTCTGAGTATAACGGCGCAACACTAGGCGTATTATGTATCAATGACGATCCTGCTTTTGTAACGCTGGAGGATGCCTGGCGTGACAATGAGCGAATGATCTCCTGTATTCCGCAGGGGAAGTATAGTGTAAAGCTGCATAGAAGCCCAAAGTTTGGGACTACTTATCAGGTAATGGATGTACCGCAGCGAGACCATATTCTAATCCATGCTGGCAACACCCATAAGAATACAAATGGGTGTATCTTACTTGGTATGCAATATGGCAAAATCGGGCATGAGTCAGCCGTCCTAGCATCCCGCTCTGCTTTCTTGCAGTTTATGGATCGTATGGGTAACGCTCCTGAAGCTCAATTAATTGTTATTGATGCTTACGGTGGGGGACGAGTACATTGACGGATCAAGATTTTACACAATTACGATATTGGTTTGACTTAGGTATTAAAGCCCTGATTGGCATAGTTGTATCTATTGTTGGTTTAGATTATCGAACTGTAAAAAATAGTTTACACGAATTAGAAGAAACTAAGTATCACCTGACGATGGAGGTATCTATTGTGAGGACTGAGCTAACTAGCATGAAGGATAGGCTGGCTCGCATTGAAGGCAAGATAGATCGACTAACGGAGCGCAAGTGAGAGTTGTCTTGTTGCTGTTAGCATTGATGGCTACAGCGCAAGCGCAGGGAGTTAGTTACATTGGCCTGTGTAACAAGACGTGGGATTGCAATGCGGTTAAAGCCACCTGGAGCGGCCAGGATACGATTATAACTGGCTGGTTAGAGCAGAGCTTTGGTAGGGCTTGTAAATGCGCTGATGAGCTTTTACGCAGCCCTAAAGACAAGATTATACGGGTTCACCTAATCAACTCGCCTTGTGTTAGAAACGGACGTTGTGGGCCGCAGGAAGTTTTAGCTGGGGAAACTGTTGCTTCGGCTAGTCGTAAAGTAGCAAGAAAAGATAGGCGCATTATTAGAAAATATGTTGCCGTAATAAAGCGTTTTAAAAATCGCTTAAACCAATCCCAAGGAGGATTACAGTGTTATGTTTCGGCGTGTTTGGAATGCGATTTATCAGTTGCTGCAAGAAGAGTCCTTAATACTTATTTATCTCGTTATTTGCCTGGCTGTAACATTGTGGACAATCCTTTACGCCAGAGATGTCTCAAAGGCACCATCTGCGAAAAACATGGAGCTAATCCAAAACTATCTGCCCCGTGTATAGCTGACCTGGACGGGGAGGACGGAAAAGAAGTTGATTTACGAGACTTTTATCGCAACACTAAACAATGCGACATACGGTTTTATTGGGATCCTCGTTTAAATTGTAACAACCCTTACGCACGTTTTCTTGATCCTATGAAGCGTGTATGTCGCACCAATCGCACTGAGCTTTATAAAATAGGGAGAAAGTCATGCCGCTATTTATCGCATCCATCGTCCGACATTTGCTAACCCTTGCCGCTGGTAGCTTGCTTGCCGTTGGTGTTACTGAGGCAGATGCCGACAATCTTGTTAAGGCAGCAGAGCCTGTAGTTGGCGGCGCTATTCTCTATGGCGTTTCGCAAGCCTGGTCATTGCTGGACAAGAAGAAGCGCTAAAGAGACTCAACTCTAAAGCGTTTGAATTTACGAAACGGCACGTTTGTTGTGGTGCTGTCGTCAATGTGTTCTCGTATCTTAGCAATTATTGGCAAAAATTTTCCTTTGGCTTCCATTTCGTTAATGTGAGCTAAAAATTGTTCTCTCGCTACCTGTCTAAAGTTTTCTACAATTTTAGTATCGTAAAGCATGTCGGCAATATATTCCAAATTGTTAGGCCGCAAGCGTCTATCAAATATGAATTCGTGTAAGCGTCTGAACTCGACCATAGCTTGAAACTCAAAGTCGGGACTATCTTCTTTCCACATGCGTTGTTTTTTGTGGTAATTTTGTACGTTTAGTTTACGCTCCCAGGCTGTAAAAAACTGGCAATAATCTTTCAGCGCTCTTTCTACGACTGCCAGCCACAAAGTACGCTCTGGCATACACAGCTCTTTCATATCGCCTGTGGATAAGTGGCAGCGGTCTTTCATCATTTGTGTAACTTTAACCAATCTTCTAAGTACATTGTGACTAACCAGGGTCTGTGGTTTTTTCTGTGGATAACTACAGGGGTTCTATCTCCACAATCTCGTGTTGCCTGGTCGATTGCTTTATCTACGTTTAGAGCTTCCACCATTTTGCATTCAATGTGATAGCCGCTTAACTCCTGACACTCTACGTCTGAATCGCCAGCCTTGCCACAAAATTGCTGAGTCCGGTGTGCTGAATATCCGTACTCTTTTAGCTTGTTGGCTAGTTCTCGTTCAGCTCGTGCGCCCTTAGCTCTTGAGTTTACCATTAGTAAAATACCTCTTCGCTATCTGCTACTGACCATCGGTTACAATCCTCACTCTTCCAAATGGTAGAGATTGTTCTGTACCCTCGTTTTTGGGGTTCTGGTTGATCTCCAATATAGAAGGCGTCTTTGAAAGCCACTCTGTTGGTAGGCAAAGCTGCGACTTGTCCGTTAGCAAGCAATAGGACGTGCGCCAATTTGTTTTGGTCGGGTTGGAGCAAGAAGCCAGATTGAGTATCAGAATCAGGCAACCAATCGATGCTAAACCAGTATTGTGCATTGAGTACCGTTTTGTCCTTGAGTATGGCGTTGCATTGATAATCCCGCAACATATCAAAAACGGTTACTATTGGCTTATAGCTAAAGCAATCCCAAAGTTGGAGCTGAGGTAGGGGTTGAAGGTTTTCGGGGCTTGGCGTGTGGTTTAGCCAGTGTAGCGGGATGTGTCGGAAGTGAGCGCCAGATTCCATTAGTACATGAAACTGTAGCGCTCTTCCTTTGTAGCTTTGTATTGCAAATGCGTAACCATGTTCAAAACCTTCTTTACCGTTTAAGTTTTTGTTTTCTATCCAAACCTTCAGGGGTGGAATATCTGCGTTCATTGTTGTTTCTTTGCAAGCAATTTTATTACAGGCTCCCTTTTTTGAGGGGGGTCTACATCCAATACAATAAGCGCATATAGGGGCTGAATTGCCTCATCTTCGCCAGGACAAACTACTGTATACTTAGTCCCGTTTTCATCAAACAAAACAAACTTTATAGCATCATGCCCGCAGTATTTGGTTTTTTCAAAACTCATTTCTCCTCCTTCGGCGGTTCAGGCAGCGGCATCCAGTGACTTATATATTCACCGCCTGTGGTACACCACATATCTCCGTCATAGTAAGCAGTCGCTACCTCGTTAAGATAATAGTTGTAAACAATTAGCAATCCAGAACCCTCACCTGGCAACCTATCCTTCACGCTAATCCAGTTGTTAAGAGTTGCTGAACTACTGACATCAACCATTTTGCTCATGTCGAGAATATGCTCGCAGGTATCCGGCACCACTTTGCTGGCGTCAGCATTATGGTCAGTCATCACCTTGTCGGCGTCAGCAAGCTGTTCCTGTGCGGCCTTGTAGCCAGCGAGAAAGTTCTCTCTTGCCGACTTTCGCATACCTTCGGCCTCCGGCAAATTGCCCCACCAATCCCTTGTATAATCTTCGGCCAACTCTTCAGGTGTTTTCATCGTCTCCCCGCTAATACCATTCCAGCAAATCCGCACATCAGTCCAAAGATTACTAACGTCCAATACTCTTCAGGTGTCTTGCTCATCTTTACCTTTCAAATGACTCCATATCCCACAGCTTATCCTGAGAGACAAACCAAGCCTCTTTATAGCCACCAGGATTAGCCCTAACGCCTCTTTCTAGTGCTAGGTATCCTTCCAGCCAGCCCAACAACTTAACGCTGCTACGACTAACGTAAGTAAGTATGTAGCGTCGGTCACTAGCATCATTATCTCTGTATACCAGCTTGCCATCTTCTTTCCTCACTGCCCTAACCTCAACGTCATGCCCGCAATCTGCTACGTCTTTAAACGTGCCATGCGTCAGCCGTTCATGCTTGCCAAGCCACTGAGACACTTTAAGCTCTGCTAAAGCTCCCACAGTATGAATCTCAAGCGCATCAAGTAGAGTGTTTTGTTTCCACTCTTTACAGCCCAGTAGCTCCGCTTCGTACTGCCTGACCTCAGCAGACTTTACAGCTACAAGCATTTCTTTAAAAGTAAAGGGCAGTGTAATCATGATTAGAACGGGATATCATCCATATCAATTTCTTTGCTTTGCGGCTCCTCTTTTTTGTATCCATGTCCTCCCCATGATTGCCGTTCGTGTGTGTCTGTAGCTCTGTCACTAGCGTATTTTACAGCCTCTTGTAACAACTCAATCAACTTTTGCGCCTCTTCCTTGTAAAAATATTTTGTCTCTTTATATTCTCCGCTTGCCTTGTCTTTATAGCTTTTGCGAATTGTAAAACTAAAACCGCCGTTTTTAGTCTCCCAGATTGCTACGTCGAGTCCCTTTTCTCTAAATGTTTGTACTGGCCTATTCATGCTTTTCCTTATCTTTACAATTACAGTGCTTAAAACGTCATTAAACTTTACGAACTGCCTATTTTTTTGATATGTTTTCCCTATCATATATTCCGCCCCGTTGAGGTTGTTTACTCAGCGGGGTTTTTTATTGCGTCGAGTACATCAAGTACCCAACGCAACCCATCGACCTGCCCCCTTTCAAAATCGCTCAGTTTTTCATCTGATTTAAATGTTTTGATCAGCCTTTTAACGACTGTTTCAATCTCCACAATGCTTATCAAGGAATTCTCTAATTGCACGATTCGCTATCTCCAGTATCGGTACTTCATAGTCTAGTTTTGCCTCTCTTAGACGCTCAATAGTGTCTATTTCGAGATAGATAGTGATTCGCTTCCACCCCGCTCTAGGTTCATCGTAACGTCGTTTCGGTTGTGTCATTGTCTCAGCTCTTGCTTTCAACCATTGTTGTTTCGTTTTGTGGTTCATCTGTCACATCCTCACTTATACATTGTGTGAGACGATTCAACCGAATTGGTGATCGCCATATTGTTTCCGTTATTTGTTTCGCTTCACAGTTTCTTAGATACCTTTCAGCCGACAGGCGTTGATCCCCGTCGAGACTGCTTACATCGTAGAAAGTGACTACTGCCTTTGGCCTTGCGGCGTCTCGTGGCCTGACCTCGATCACGTCGCCGTGAATAGCTGGGTCCAACGGTGGCGGCTCATAGGCTTTAGGCGGTGCAAACTCAGACGGCATTTCTTCGGCTGTGTAAAGGCCGCCAAGTTCGTTAATAAATGCTTCCCTTATAGCGAGGCTCTTGGCACATTTTGAGAGCATTATAGACGGCATCTGAGCCCATATCGGGGTCTTTTTGCCGTATTCAGCCATATACGCCGTAGCAATCGACGGGAAACGACGGTCCTTGCGGTAAACCTTGGCCGTGGCGCTCACTAGCTGCTTTCCGTCCCACTCAAACGTCACTTCCATCCCATCAAATTGAGGGTGAGAGTTAGCTATTTTTAGGAACCCGTTAATTCCCGTCATTAGCTGCAATCTGCCACCTGCTTTAATCGCCCAAATCTCTTTAGTGGCGGGATTCAGCCCCGTAGCCCTACACATTTCAGCAAAAAGCATAAATTCTGGATCGGTTAACCCTGGGGCCACCGTGTTTCTCAATGTGTTAAGCATTTCTATGTTGTTTGTCGTGGTCAGTTCTTTTGTCATGTTACTCCTCCTCGTATTTCTCTGGTGAACCGTTATAGATACACTCGTCAATTTCCTCTAAGAGCGTTTCGGGGTGTTTGTTAAGCGTGGCCGCCAACGAGTTCCAGCCCATTGTAGGGTTGAAAATCAGGCGCCCATCATGTTTTTCCGCCAATACTTCAAAAATCACGTTCCCGTCCTGTAATTTGTAGTAAGGGTACTCAATTTCTAATAATTTCATGATTTTATCTCCTAAAAAGGTCGCAATGCCACTTCAATGGCGTGGCCAAGCCATAGATTAGCTGAAACCAAAATTCCCCAAATGATTACTCTCATATTGTGCACTCCTTAATAATTGCCAATTTGAAACTCGCTCACCATCTCACGAGCTAAAACCTCCGCAACTTTTGCTCGCTCCTGAGCTGGAAACATACTTTTTACTGAGTCTGTCATCGAACCAAACTGCAAGCGATAATCCTTAGCGGCTGGCAGAACTAAATAGCGATTAAGGTATGCTATAGCCCGATCAAGGCTAAAAGTGCCTTTCTTGTGAAACTCGCCAAGCTTTTTATATGCTGGCGCATAGTATGCTGGCGAAAAAAAGGAGTCATTTACTGTGTAAAAGTAAAGCTCACGACCCTCTGATGAAAGATTTTCTAATGTCATATATTCCCTTTCCTTAGGCTTAATTGCCTGTGTACAGGCTACACAATTGCTTATGCTGTGTACAGGGAAAAAGTGAAATAGATGAAAAAATCTTGAGGGAAGCCGCTGGCGGCGGTATAACTAGCGGAATAAAAAAACGCCCCATACCGGTCAAAGTAATAGGGCGTTTTAAACAGGACAATAAAATGAAAGATAGCAAAAAACACCGCTTAGGTATAGTGGATTTCCGCCTAGTTGATCAGGGATTATCCCACCTCGAAGCTCTCGTTTACCAATATGTCCAACGGTTCGAGAAAAACAAGCGCCCCTGCTTCGCTAGCATCCCCCATATAGCCGCCGAACTGAGACTCTCTGAACCAAGTACCAAGCGCTACATTCAGCGTCTTATTAAGCTTGGAATGCTTCGAGAAACAACTAAAGGACGAGGCCGCTACCTCAATACGACTGGGATCAAAATGATCCCAATGAATGGGATCAAATTGTCACCGACTGGGATCAAATTGATCGGGGATCGGGATCAAATTGATCCTTGTGATCGGGATCAAAATGATCCCCTACCATTAAAAGTATTACCAAAAGAAGATACCAATAAAAAAATACCATTAAGCTCAGAAGATAAATTTAAACTTGATCTATTAGCTATAGGGGTGAATTACGATGACCTACCGGATTGATGATTCCAAGCCGTTTCCCAAGCCAAGCCGCTACGCTGCCGCCTCAGAGTGGTTGGCTAATGGTTGGGAATGGCGAGACAGGGCGTGGTGGAAGTACGACGAGGACTCAAGAACGTGGCATAAAGTCAAAGGAACAGAGGCCCAGCCGCATCAAGATGTCATTAAACCGCCCCAGGATGAGCAAGGTTGAGAGATAATGGGTTGGGGTAGGGGTATCCCTAGGCTACGAAGGAAAATGCAATTACGACCGTTTTGGGGCTCTTGGTAGTGGCATCCAGTATTTTATCCAAGCTATACCGCCTTCCGACCAAGTATCGTCGCCATGATAGTATGCGCTCATAACACCTTCGTCAGAATCAACTAGGCACCAAGTGTTTTCAGGAGGCATATTTACTTTAGCGTCAATCCATTCTCCAACCACTAGCAAGTTGGAGTTTTGTTGAGTTGCTAACAGATAACCATCTCTTAATCCGTTAGCCCTACCCTGGTGATATCCCTGCTGATAACCTTCCGTATTCACCCAGGCGTCATAAGAATCAATATCTAAATTGTTTGCTTTGCACCATTCAGTCGCTAAGTCTCTAATTTTTGTCATTTTTATGCTTTAGTGTAAATAAATGTCGTTTGGTTGTAGGAAATACTTGCTTGCTATTGTAGCAATAATCTCTTTTTTACGCTCACTAGCACGTTTGCTAACTGGCCCAACTATTTCCATGCGCTCAGCAAATGGCATTGCAGGGCCATCGTTTAACCTAGCAAGTAAATCTCTATATTCAATCCTAGCACTATCGGGCTGCCATAGTGCGTTAGCTTCCTGGTATGCCTGTTCCTTTATCGCTTTAAGCTCAGTGTTTATTTCCTTAGTGCTTTTCTTGTACCAGCTAGTAGCACAGGTACGACCGTAATAAACGATGCCATCGTCAGTATCAAAGGCTACCGTACATTTTAGGTCAGTACGACCGCAACAATCGCAAGTATTCATATAATCAACTATACCTAGCAATCTCATATATCCCCCGTTGTTATTCTTCGTGTATTGGATAGGTTTCAATAACAGATTATTTACCCCTAGGCTACGAATTGGATGCAACCTAGGGGGTTATAAAGGTTATGGCTGTATCGGCTCACCTTTACCGCTTAAAACCCATTCTGATTCGTCAAGGTATCTCAATGCTGTGACGGTGTCGGCGTCACCCTTGGCAAGTAACAGCTGACCTAATTTATATCCGACATATCGACCTTGCGATCTCTCAGACTCCAACCACCGATCTGCCTCAGCAATAGCCGCCTTACGTGTCCTAGCTTGTAACGGTACCCATTCCAAGCCTATGCCGTAATAATTTTGTTGTGGGAGTCGCACAGCGACCTCCCAAGTGTGCTTTATGCTCATATATCCCCTGTGTTACTCGTCAGCGACATGCTACCGATTAGAGACCCCCTTACATTACAAGAGGGTCTGTGATCGTTAGTCAATCAATTCATGTATTTCATACTTACGTTGTGATACCTCTGGCCACGCAAAGTAGCGACCATCTTTACCTTTCCAAAATGCTATTGTAGGCCCATAAAAATACGGCGTATAGGGATAACCATCTAATTTTTTTGGTACTTCTTTAAGCACGTCCTCATCTAAAGCATGGTCACTTAACCCTAACTCGCCCAATATTCGTGATAAAGCTTTATGACCAGTTACTGTTTTGAGCTTCTTACTTTTCATATATCCTCACTTTCTCGCCCTATTGCGATTATCGAGCACTCTACAGAGTAGAGTACCCTGTAATCACACTAGGCTAATTACCAATCCATATCAGCTCATTATTTTGTTCGGTAACTAACCCAGTTTTCTTCAGTAAATTAATTACCATCTCATACTTTTCTAAGCTCAAGACTCCCATTAGTTGAGCGTACAAGTGACCGCTAGGGATTCGCTTTACTTCCCGTATAACTTTACCAATTTCACTCACTGCTGTTATTGCTGATTGTATTTGTTCGTTTCTCATATACCCTCACGTTTCTCGCACCATTGCGATTATCGGGCATTCTACAGAGTAGAGTACCCTGTAATCACACTAGATATAACCAACGAGGTATTTGTTGAATATCAATTCAATAACCTCGTTACCTTGAACGTGATACCAGTCCTCGTACCATGGTTCACACCATTCGCCGTCTATCTCCTCACCTTCTGGTTCTCGTGTAGTTACATACTCACAATTTAGATCAATGTATAAATGGCGAGGTAATGCCTCAGTATATTCTTGGATGCGTTTACAAGCGTGTTGGAAGCCCTTGTAATTCTCACGTTCCCAATCGTCATCTAATCCTACTGGACCCCACAACAAATCAGAGGTGGCAAGGTTAGCTAATCGCTCAATATCTTCCGGTACCTGATAATGTTCGCGCAATATCTTACTTAATTGTTTCTTTTTATCACTCATATATTCCTTGTGTTAGTCGCACTATCGCGATTATCGGGGACCCCTTGGGATCCCCTGTAATCGTTACAATGCTTTAAGTGTGTAAAGTACCATCCTCTAAAATTGCCCCGTACATTCCAGACACCAAAACGTTACAGTGACAACCATCCTCATCTACAGCGCACGGAACAATGTCCGATCCCGCTTTCATTCGATCGTAGAGTGATAACAAAATGGAATCGTTAGCACGTTCTAAGCTTGCTAGTATCTCATTGTGTCGCATAAGTCCGTATCCGTTATAATCAGAGAGATACCGACCGTATTCCCTACTCGTCATAAGCATGTCGGTAATTTTAGCTATTATAAGATTGCGCATATATCTCCTTTACTCGCTCATTATTGAGCCCACCCCAACCGTAGGCTATGTCCACAGTGTATGTCAACAAAGTGTCGACAATTTTTGAGGGTAGAGAGATTATTTTAATATGCTTGAAGAATTAAGATATTCGGTGAACGGAAAAGCTGAGAAACTAAAATCGATTTATTCGAAGAAACTAAGAGCGCGATTCAAACACACTATCGGTAGGCCCAAAGGCAATATTTACTACGAGCTACGAATGCTC